GGCCACGGCCGGATGCGGGGGCACGGCCACGGCCGGTAACAGGGGCACGGCCTCGGCCGGTAACAGGGGCACGGCCACGGCCGGTAACAGGGGCACGGTCACGGCCGGGGTCGAGGGCAAGGCGCAGGGCACGGCCACGGCCGGGGACGAGGGGGGGTCTAGGGCAAGGCGCATGCCAACCACACACGCACACATGTCGGGGCATGTCAGATTTATTGTCATTCCGGCCTACTCGGGTACGGCCCGCGCGGCTAACCTCAATTCCAGGGCCAAAATTTTAAAAAATAGGGGTCCGGTAGCCAGAAAAAACCCCAAAAAAATGCCCAAAAAGCCCCGCCTGGTATCCCAAGAAAGGCCCCTCCCGCGTGCTGTCCGGCTCCTCTAAGGCCTGAGAACGTACCAGGGAGTGCCCAAGAAAGCCCCCGGCGTCCTTACGATCTCCACGGAGCAGGCCGCGTGCCTGGAGCAGGATTGTCTTCGGCTCCGGCAGCAGGGCTGGTCGATCAACACCATCGCCCAGAAGACTGGCCTGACCCCCACAGCGGTCGAACGGGCGGTCAAGAAGCACCTCTCCAATCCCCAGGCAGAGACCACTGAACAATTACGGGCCCTCGAGGGGATGCGGCTCGACCGGCTCCTCCGTGCGATCTGGCCCCGAGCTCGCGAGGGAGATCTCAAGGCCTGCGACCGGGTGCTACGGATCATGGCGATGAGGGCCCAGCTTTTCGGCCTATCAATGCCAGACAAGCTCGAGGTCAAGGCGTCTATCCAGCGGGATAAGCTCAATTTGGCCTCCCTCACAATGGCCGAGTTAGATGAGTTGGACGCCATTATGTCCAAGGCATCCCCGGAAATGCTCGAGCCCGGCGACCAACCGGCCCGGATCACGGACGTGACGGAGGTCGAGTGAGTGCCCCGTGCCGGCCGAAGAAGAAGAAGAAGCAGAGAACACCTGCCGAGATGCGTGCGTATCGGGCTCGGAATCCAGAGCTGATCGAGGCTCAGAATCACCGCCGGCAAGCCAAAATCTACGGAATTCCGCTGGCGCAGTACGAAGAGCTCATCCCTCGACTCAATGGGCCTTGCGATATCTGCGGAAACCACGAGACAAGGATCCATAACGGACGTGTGTCTAGGCTGGCCATTGACCACGACCACGAAACCGGCGCCTTCAGAGGGCTGGCCTGTCAACGGTGCAATCTGGCTCTGGGGTACGTGGCTGACGATACGTCTCTGCTACAAAAAATGATCGACTACCTGACTCGGCATTCCGAATTCAGGAATCGCGAATGATCGATCTCGAGCTCAATGCTCAGACCAGAAAGTTGGTCCAGCAGGAGAAGGCAAAGAGGTCGCTGTCAGCTTTTGTACGTTACATGTGGCCAGAGGTCGAGCCCGGCGTCCCCCTCCGCTGGCACAAGGGGCTGGACGCCATATGTCTTCACCTCGAGGCTGCCACAAGGCGGGAAATTCAAAACGTAATCATTAATATACCCCCTCGCAATCTGAAAAGCACCATCACCTCGGTGCTGTGGCCGAGCTGGGTCTGGCTCAATGCTCCCCACGAGAAGCTCCTCACCGGCTCCTATAACAAGGAGTTGGCCATTCGAGACGCCGTTCGTAGCCGCCGGCTCATGCTGACGGCCAAGTACCAGGAAATGGTCAACGGGGCCTGGCGGTTTGAGGGCGACGGCAACGTCAAATCACGTTACGAGAACAACCAGGGTGGCTGGAGAATCAGCACCTCGGTGGACTCCGGCGCGACCGGCGAGGGTGGTTCTATCATAACCGTGGACGATCCCCACCCGGTCCAGGACGCTGTATCTGACGCCGACCGACAGCGAGCCGTGGATTGGTGGAATCTGACGATGTGGTCCCGGATCAACGACCACAGCACGGGCGTCAAATTGGTCATCGGCCAGCGTATAGGCGTCTCCGACCTCACTGGACAGCTCCTCGAGGCCCAGGGGGGCAAGGGAGCGACCGTGGGTGACCCCAAGAGCTGGTACACGCACCTTTGTCTGCCGATCATGTGGGAAAAGTCGCACCCCTACGTCGGCCGGCCCACTCCTATCGGTTGGCTGGACTGGCGTGCGGAGGAGGGCGAGCTTCTGGCGCCCGACCAGTTCGACGTCGACGCCGTGGAAGCCGCCAAGCGGACCATGGGAGCCTACGATTTCGCTGGGCAATATCAACAAAGGCCCTCGCCGGCCGGCGGTAACATCTTCCGTAATGAGTGGTTTAGGTATTGGAATTCGCATCCACCCAAGTTCGACCGTTGGGTGATGAGTTGGGATCTCAGTTTCAAGGGCGCCGGTAACACACAAGGCTCCAGCTATAAGGCTGAAGCGGCTGCGGTGAAGAACAGGTCCTTTGTTGTCGGCCAGTGCTGGGGCTTCATCGGGGCAGAGTCCTATTTGCTCGACGAGGTCCGGGGCCAGTGGAATATCGTGGAGACCATCGCGGCGATCCATCGACTACGGACGCGCTGGCCAGCCTGTACACGGGTCCTGGTCGAGGATAAAGCCAACGGGCCGGCGGTTTACGATCTGCTCAAGGACTCGGTGCCCGGCATCCGTACCTGGGAGCCCGAGGGGAGCAAGATCCAACGTGCACACGCGGTCCAGGCGTACGCCGAGGCCGGCCAAATAGTGCTGCCGAGCCCGATGCATAGCCCCTGGATCAATGATTGGGTCGACGAGGTGACCGGTTTCCCGTTCTCGCCAAAGAACGACCGGGTAGACGCGATGACTCAGGCGCTACTTTGGGCCCACCGGAACACCATCAAGAAGTCCCCGGTCGAGCGTATGGCCAAACTATCTACTTGGTGATTGAGCAAAAGTCCCACGCAGCCCGGCAACGGCGGCAACGGAGGCATCGAAAAGGCCAAGGTAGCCACTAAAGCTAGAAACATGTCTAAGAGTATCGGTATGGCTCTGAGAAAGGGGGGTCCGGGGTGCTTAGAACGGCCCATGTGAGTTGCGACCCTGACTCAGAATGCCCCAGAAAACCGGCGCACCCATGCCCCAGCTCACCATGGAAGCGGCCCGGGAGATCGTGGCCCGCTTCGAGGCCCTCCAAGATAGGGAGTCGCGCGCCGACGGGTGGCACAACATCCTGACCGGCCTCGGCGAGCACAGCCAAGATCACCGCCTCAAGTCGCATTATCTACGCCATCGGGAGATCGACCGGGTCGAAATTGAGGCAATGTACGAGCAGAACCCCATATTCGCGAGGATCATCGACGTGGTGCCCGAACACGCTACCCGGCGATGGATCAGGGTCCAAGGTGCGATGTCCTCAATCGGAGCGCCGGATGAGTCCTTCGGCCGGAGCGTACTCGAAGCCTTGGATAATCTCGACGCCCAGACTGCGTTCTACGAATTGCTCCGGTTGGATCGCTTGGACGGCGGGTCAGCCATGATCATCGGCGCCGACGACGGGCAGACCCCGGACCAACCGCTCGAGATGAACCGAATCCGGCGCGTCGTGCATCTCAACGTACTCTCCCGGTTCGAGCTGTTTCCCCAGGAACGGAACAACAATCCGCTTGATCCAAATTTCCGGCAGCCCGAGTATTACACGTTTTCCGGAACAGCAATCGGTACGGCCGACTTCCCCAGTGTGGCCATCCACCACTCTCGCGTCATCCGGCTGACTGGCATTCAGACGACCCTCCGCAGCATGAATATCCGCGACGGCTGGGGCATTCCTTTGATCCAGCGGACGTACGACGCCATGCGCCAGTTCGACGCGGTCTACGATTACACCGAGACCCTATTTAAGGACTTGGTTCAGTCCGTCATGACCATACCTGGCCTGGATGACATGATCACCAGCGACCAGGGCAATCAGGCGCTCATCCAGAGAATGCAGATCATGACGATGGCTGCCAGCGCCTTCAACATGGTCCTACTCAACGAGGACGAGAAATACGAGAGGCGCGTCACCGGGTTCGGCGGAATCTCCGAAATCATGATCAGAATTATGGACAAACTAGCGGCGGTCTCCGAGATGCCCCTGAGCATTCTCTTCGGCCAGGCTCCGACGGGACTTTCGACCGACGACAAGGGTGGCCGAACGACCTTCTACGATTCCATCGCAAACAAACAGAAGCGGGCCCTACGTAATCCAATCGCTCGAGTCCTGGCGGCACTGATCGCGGCCAAGGAGGGCCCGACCAAGGGCAAGATTCCGGCGCGTTGGTCGTTTGATTTCGCTCCACTGGCCGAGCCGACCGAGACCGAGAAAGCCCAGACAGAGTTTATCCAGGCTCAGGCGATGGAGAAGTTGATATTAAATCGGGTCGTCACGCCCCAAGAATGCCGCGCGCGCGTCGCCAACGAACCGAACAACCCATACATGATTGACCTAGGCTCGCAGGCAGCAATACCGGCGATCACGCTGAACGAGGACGTTCACAACCAGGAAGGGACCAATAGGGTGCCACAGGATCCCTTCAGTGAAGAGATCCTCGGCACCGGCAACGCTTCCTGGCCTGGCACCCAGCGACCGGAAACCTACGTCGGCGGATAAGCCAAAAGTTATTTCCTTAGCAGCACAGATAAACAATTCCTGAGGTGCTCCCGGCAGATAAGCCATCGTCGGACAATACCTAGCGGTGGACCTCAGCCAGGGCAGCGTCCGTTTCGACAGTGACGACACCCCTGCGTCGGAAACGGTGCGGCGCTGGGATTTTGCCGAGCTTCGGACGCCGACGAAGACCAAAGAAGGCTTTATCCGGGCCGAGGGCTATCTTACCCGCGCTGGCGTCTTCCCGTATCGGCGCCCCGATGGCTCGATCAAGCACGAGTTTCGGCCAGAGGATCAGGTCTTTGACGCACAGTCCCTGGCCTCTTTCTCACTGGTCCCGCTGACTCTGGACCACCCGCCTGACCTGCTCAATCCTAAAACGGTCTCCAGTCACCAGGCCGGCACCGTAGGTGTGCCCACTAGATCGGGAGACCATGTCCGAGCCGAAATCCTCATCACCCGACAAGACGCCATCGACGCAATCCAAGCCGGAAAACACAACCTGTCTTGCGGCTATTCCTGCAAACTCGAGCAAAGATCGGGCGTATATACCGATTCGGCTGGGGTCGTCCATCGCTTTGATGCGGTGCAGACTCAAATTTTCGGTAACCACGTTGCGCTCGTAGCCACCCCCCGCGCGGGCCCACAAGCGAGGATCCGAATGGACACCAACGACGCCGAAATGGCGGGCACCGAGGCAGCGATTCACCCCGGCGACAAGGTCAAAAACCTTCCGGAGCAGTCATCCGAGCGCGATTCCTTCGACTCGGCCACACTCGAGGTGCTCGACACCTTCCTCACAGTTCTAGATTCGTCCGACGAAATCCCAGCCGAGAGCAAGAAATCGGTCCGGAAAAAGGTCATGGACGAGATGATCAAGAAGTCAACAGTCCGTAAAAAGACCCCGCCTGTAGACGCGGGCGATGAAGCGAAAGGCAGCAAGATGGACGAAGCAGAAATCTCCATCGGCGGGGTGGCTCACAAGGTTCCTCTCGCCGTGGCAAACGAGGTCAAGCGCCTCGACTCGGCCCTCGAGCAGATCAGGGGCAAAGTCGCGGCGATCGAGTCCGAACAGAAGCGCATGGACGCGGCTCAGGCGAACGCGGCCGAGGACTCCAAGATTGTCGAGCGGCTGGAACTGGTGCTCCTCGCGGCCCCCTTCCTCAAGCAGGAGCCAGCGGAGCTCGTGCGTATGGACTCGGCTCAAATCATGAGCTCGGTCGTGGCGCAGGAGGCTCCCGAGGTCAAACTCGACGGCGCTCACCCGGAATTCGTCAAGGGAATCTTCCGACACGTCACTGCAACCAAGAAGGCCCCGGTCAATACCGCGGCCATTCTGAGTCAGCAGGTAGGTAACGCTCGCGATGCAGTCCGCAAGGACAGTTCCGAGCCAGATGCGCGCGCTCGAATGATCAAGAACATGCAGGATGCCTGGAAGCCCCAGGTCAACTCGGCCAGGTAAGCCGGAAAGGATAGAAAATGCCTCTTCAGACTAGTTATGGATTTCTGTCAACCGGCTTTGCTGGCCAACGACTCGGACTCCAGGCACACGCGGCAACCTACGTGAACGACGCGTCGGCGGCTGCAATGGTCTCCGACGTCATTCCCGGCACCTTCACTGCCACGGCGCAGGTGGATAACGTCGCTGTCCCCGGCAGTCCCGGTGCCAGCACGACGTACACGATCACTATCAACGGGGTCTCGTCCTCCTTCACCAGCTCGAGCTCAACTCAGGCACAGGTGGTGGCAGGCCTCGTCGCGGCGGTGAACGCGCAGTCTGGTCTCGGTGTTACGGCGTCCAACCACGCCAGCGCGAACACCTCGGTGGATCTGACCGCGAACACCGCCGGCGTGCCCTTCACGACCAGCGTGTCCTCGGGCCTGACTCTGACCCACACCACAGCCAATATCGGGACCGGGACGGTCTACAATTTCACGCTCAACGGCATTCTCGTTCAGTACACCTGCGTGTACACGGACACGGCGGCTTCGATCCGGGATGGCCTGATCTCGGCTCTCCGGGGGATGCAGCTCTTCGAAGGGGTGGTCGCGGCCAATCCGAGTGGGCTATACGTCTCACTGACCTCCGAGGTCCCTGGTACGGCGTTCACGCTGGTGGCTGGAACCAATACCACCACGGCTGCGGTCACGGCCAACACCTCGCCGGTGTTCATCCCCTTTGGCAGCGCGATTGTGAAGAGGACTGGCGCCGGGTCCTATGACCGGTCCGGCTCTCTCCCCAGCGCGACGGGCCAGAATTTCGTCGGTATCGCCGAGCGCATCCACACGCTGGTCGATCCGATGCAGAGCTACCCGAATAGCACGTCGATCGCCCCAGGCGAGGACATGTCGGTCGGCTATCAGGGCCGGTGGTACGTCACGGTCGAGGTCGCGGTGAGCGCTGAAGACCCGGCTTATTTCCGGACCACGGCCAACGGGTCTCTGACCCAGCTCGGCGCCTGGCGAAATAACAGTGATTCGGGAAATGCCGACGCTGTGCCCAATGGATCTGCTCGCTTCAAGACTTCGGCGGCAGCCGGCGGAATTGCCGAGCTTCAAATCAACATCCCGTAATCGGTGCGGTAAGGAAAAGGAGACTAAACGATGAAATATCCGCAACTTGCCGCACTGGACTCTATGTCAGGCGGTCCTGTCAAGCGCTTCGACGATGTGAACTTCAGTGCGTTTGTTGAGAACGAGCTCAAGGACATCATCCCGGAGCTGTATGATCGGCTGTATCGGGAGCTCGACGCCCGGCAGCATATCCCGCTTTCGACGAACGTCAATCCCGGAGCCATGAGCTGGGCCTACGATTCGTTCGACAAGCGGGGCCATGCCGACTTCCTGGGCGCCAATGCCGACATGATGCCGCGCGCGGACGTCATGAAACAGCGCACGACCCTCCCGATTAGGACGGTCGTCACTGCCTACGGTTGGACGCTCGAGGAAATTGAGGCCTCGCGCTTCGCCGGCACCGAGCTCGACCGACGCAAAGCCGAAGCAGCTCGCCGGTCGGTGGCTGAGAAGGAGCACTCGGTTCTGCTCTCGGGCGACGTACCGCGGCAGATCCCCGGCTTCCTCACCAACCCGGTGACGCCCCGAGTGACGATCCCGAACGGCTCCTGGCTGACCCAGACCAATGCCGACAACATTCTGGCGGACATGAACGCTGTTGTCGATTCGATCTGGATCGGCTCGAACAAGGTACACAAACCGAACACGGTCCTGTTGCCCCTGCCGCAGTACCGCAAGATCCAGACCCTCCGAATCGCAAATACCGGCCTTTCTGTCATCGAATATTTCATGCGGACCAACGGGTTTATCATGGAAGTTCTCCCACTGATCGAGCTCTCAACGGCCGGCGTCTCTGGCAATGCCACCATGCTCGCCTACGAGAAGTCCCCGGCAAACCTGTCCGGTATCGTCCCGCTGGCCTTCCAGCAGCTCGACCCGCAGCTCCGGGGATTCGAGGTCGTGGTCCCTTGCCGCGAGAAAATCGGTGGGACCTGCTGGTTCTACCCACTCTCCGGCGCGTTCGGCGACGGCATCTAACCTGTCCTAGGGACCCGCTCGAGAGAGCGAACGGGTCCCTATTCATTCCCTTTTCGGAGCTCCTATGTCGACTTGTTACGTCGAAACCGATCGTAGAATCACGGCCTGTTACAACAAGCCTGATGGGTCCATTGATCAGGTCCTGTTGATGCCCGAGCAGATCAACGAGGTACCGGACGACATCCTTGCCATGCTCAAGGAGCGCAAGCCGTTCGCCGAGTATTATGATGCCGGCATTCTCAAGGACCTTCCATCCGGCGAGGCCAGCGAGATCGTAGACAGCAAAGGCTTCCGCTACCCTAAACGTACCCCACTCCAGGCTGCGGCTGAGACCTTCACCGCCTACTCCGACGCAGAACTGGCCGTCATGGCCGCGACTGCGGCTGAAGACGGTGAGCCTGCTCCCCTTCCGACCCCGAAGCGTGGTGGCCGAGGCAAGGAGTAGCCCGTGGCGAACGGCCTTCTGACGGCGGACTTTAGAGCCGCGTTTCCGGAATTCGCCGACCCAACGGCGTGGCCGGATGCGTTGATCGACGCACGTCTTCAGACGGCCTTCCTTCAGATCAACCAGGCCGTTTTCGCTGAAAAATTTCTCGACGCCCAGGGATACCTGACCGCGCATCTCCTGCTCATGACCTCGCCCGGCAGATCGGCCGGTATGTCCGAGGTCCAGGCCGGGAGTGCGCGGGTCCAATACCGCCAAGGCTTCGGCCGGCCAACGACATCGCTCGAGCAGACCAATTACGGCCTGGAATTCCAGCGAATCAAGCGAATGGTCGGCGGGCCAATTCTGGCAGTGATCCCTCCCGTTATGCCCCCGGGCGGATGGGGTTGCTAGTGGGCGTCAGAATCATAGATAGGGGATACGGCGAGGCCATACGCGCGCTGGCCTCCTTGCGAGGTGCAGAAGTCCAGGTCGGGGTCATGGGTGACGAGGACCTGGTCAAAATTGCCACCATCAATGAATTTGGCTCCAACGACGGCCACGTGCCCGCGCGTCCTTTTCTCAGGGTCGCAATAGACGCCAATCGAGAGACCATAGACAACGAGGTGCTCAAGCAGACACGACTCGTGGCCTACAACCGGCGCACGATCCCCCAGGCTCTGGCCGAGGTAGGCGTCGTCATCAAGGGCAAGATCGTCAACCAGATCAATTCGAACATGGGGCCAGCCAATGCGCCGTCGACCGTGGCCAAGAAGGGCTCGAGCCGGACCTTGGTCGACACCGGGGAGCTTCGAGACTCGATCTCGTTTCAGGTCAGAACGCCGAGGGCCAAGTGACCTTTCCATTTGGCGCTATCGGTCCGGCGATCATCGGCGTCTTGGGCTCGCCGGTCGCCATTCAGGTCCAACATTTCGCACCAGGGTCGTTCGGTGACGGCGGTTACTGGGTCCCTGGGGCCTCGACGACCACAACCGTTTCGGCCGCGGTGATGCCAGCCGGCCCGCGTGAGATACAACTGCTGCCCGAAAATGAGCGAACCAAGGAAGCCATCACGGTCTACACCCTGGCGGCGCTCTGCACCTCGGACGTCGCGTCCTCAGACGAGTCGGACAGGGTCACCTGGCACGGCCGACAGTACAAGGTCATCCAGGTAGAGGACTGGGTCTCTCAGACCGGCTACGCGCGCGCCATAGCCACCCGGATCGGGGAGTAACGTGGCGACGGGATATGAACCCGAGGATTGGCCGGCCATGCGCGCGGCGATCGCCACCTGGGTCTCGGGACAGGCCGGCGCCGTGCCTACGGTCTGGTCAAAGCAGAATTCCGGGAGCGGCGGTGGCGTGCCGTCCCCGTCGCGTCCATTCGTCCTTCTAACCGAGCTGGTCCCTCCCATCCGCTCCGGCTTTCTCGAAGGGCGCAACTATGGAATCAGCGTCCAGGTCACTAGCGCTGTCTCCGGGGCTACCTACACGATCACCATCAATTCGGTCGCGAGCAGCTACGTCGCCGGCCCCAACGACACGGTGACGACCATTCGGGACGCCTTGATCGCGCAACTGGTGGCCAATCTCATCCTGGATCCGTATGCGATCCTCTCGGACACACTCACCCTCGGCGGCGCGCCCAACACCATCTCCCTGACGGCCAATCTGAATCAGGTAATCGCTCAAGAGTATCTGGGGGATTCTATAGCGACGTTTTCCGTGGATGCGTTTTATGACCCCCCGCAGGGTGCTTCGACAGATGAGGCCATCACCCTAATATCTAGGTTGAGGCTTTCTCTGGAGACCGACCCTGTGCTCGAGCAATTATCCACAGCCGGCTGGGCCTACGTCTCGGTCGAAGGTCTTCGCAAGCCTGATCAGCTGATTGGTTCTCGTTGGGAGGACCGAGCTGGTTTCGATGTGCGGCTTCGGTGCCGATCACGTTCAATTCAGATCATCAACTATATCGACACGGTCACCATCGGCACCGGCATCACCGGTAGCTTCAGCAACTCATAGGAGCATAAATGTCGCTGAATACCGACGTACAGCTGAGTATCAAGATCGCCTCCAACGGTATTTCTCTGCCCGGATTCGGCGTGCCGATGCTCCTGGTACAGCATACCCACTACTCGGATCTACTCAGACTCTACACCAATCCCGCGCAGATGATCACCGACGGCTTCCTGGCTACGGATCAGGTCTATTTGGACGCCGTTGCCTTGATGGAGCAGAACCCGTCACCGGTTCAGTTCGGCATCGGCAAGCGCGCGGCCCCTGTTGCTCAGATTATGAGTGTCGCGCTTGGCACCTATGCGGCCGGGTCGGTCGTGCTCTCGATCTATAACTTCGGCACGGGCGTCACCTCGGCCTTTACTTCGACCGATAGCTCTGATTCGGCGATCGTGTCGACTCTGGTCGCGGCGATTAATGCGGGCTCCATCGGCGTCACCGCGAGCGGTTCAGGCTCTGGCCCAATCACCCTCACCGCCGGGACGGCTGGCGTCGCGTTCACCTGCTCCAACACGGCCGTGAGCGGTACGCCTACAACCATCACCACCACTACGGCTAACCACGGGATCAACGAGGACCTCATTGCTGTCCAGGCGTACAATCCGAACTGGTACGGCCTCCTGCTCCCAACCCGCGACGACGCCGACAACCGTATCGCCGCAGCGGCCATTGAGAGTGGAGCGGCAGGCACGCACATCTTCCTGGCCCAAGGTTCAAGTTCCGGCGTCCTGTCCGCGCCCTACAACAGCGGTTCACCCAACGCGGACATCGCGAGCTGGTTCGACAGCCAGGCCTTTACACGATCCTCGTTCTGGTACCACTCGATCGACACCGAAGGGTGCGCGGCTGCCATCATGGGCCAAGGCCTTGCACAGCCGCCGGCCTCCATCACCTGGAAGTGGAAGCAGCTCACCGGCGTCACTCCGGACCTACTCACGGATACTCAGATCGCGACCCTCCAGTCGAAGAACGCCAACGCCTACAGGGTCGAGGCCAATCTCGGCATCACGTTCGAAGGAACGATGGGCAATGGGCAGTTCATAGACGTCCAGCACGGTATCGACCAGCTCTACTCGACGATCCAGACCAACGTGCTCAACGCGTTGATCTCTGCGCCTAAGATTCCCTTCACCCAGGGAGGTATCCAGCTTCTGGCGGATCAAGTGGCCCAGGCCATCCAGAGCACGGTCGGCCGGCTGGTGGCACCGAGCTACGTCAATTCTGCGGGTACGATCGTCACACCGGCGTACCAGGTGACGGCGCCGCTGATTCAGAACATATCGCAGTCTAACCGGGCAGCCCGAACCATTCCGGCCGTCAATCCTATCACTTTCTGGGCCCGCCTGGCTGGAGCCGTTCACAAGGTCGCTATTTCCGGCACCATCTCGAGCTGAGGTAACCCATGAGCACGTACAGCGCAAAACAGGTATATATCACCTACTCCGGCGTGCAGCTCACGGGCTACGCACCGGACACGTTCTGTAATATCGAGCGGAACACGGACGACTGGAAACCCGTGGTCGGTGCTGGTGGCGAATATGTCCGCAGCCAGTCCAACGACACGTCGGCCAAAAGCACTATCAAATTGCTGCTTGGCTCGCTCAGCAATTCGGTCCTGTTCGGTCTCTATACTTTCTGGGCCCGCCTGGCTGGAGCCGTTCACAAGGTCGCTATTTCCGGCACCATCTCGAGCTGAGGTAACCCATGAGCACGTACAGCGCAAAACAGGTATATATCACCTACTCCGGCGTGCAGATCACGGG